CTAACGTACCCTCATAATACTGGAATACAGTTACAGCAGATCCGGCCAGACCATACTTGTTGACCATGGCCTTGATTGAACTGTCTTGGTCGAATAACGACACTGAAGCAGAGGAGTAATCTCCTGCACCTCCGACCTTACCAGCACTAGCCATCGGGGAGAATTGAGCGATCAATCCACTACAGCTCTTCGTACCTACTTCGACATCTTTGTCGGCATAGTATACGATTGAACTGTCGGGCCACTCAATCTTGATGATGACTATGGGCTCAGTCGCGTATCGCTTCTGAACTTCGGTTTCAATTGTGCTGGTAAGGTCGCGAGCCATTATTTCTTCTCCGATGGTTCCAACAGCAGGATGATCTGTCCGGAGATCAACGGTTGGAATGCTTTAACGATGGTGTTCTTGCAGAGTGTGACTTCTTCGGACTTGAGAGTCACTTCTTTTTGGTTCCGAAGCTTCATGGCCAAGCCGTACATGTCGGCGGCTTCGGTCGGCTTGATTTCTTTCTGAGCGGTTACTCCTGCAACCAGAGCACCAGAAAGTGCGTTACCGACAGTCAGGTCGCGTTCTTTCGATACGCGTTCACCATCTTCTTCAACCATGTAGCTATCCTTGATTGCGAGGCCTTCAAGGTCTTTCAGAACAGTAGCAGTGTTCAGTTTCATAATTATCCTTCATCGTGGATTACGAGGTGGCCATAGAACCACATCTTCATTGATATTAACTCGGTAAGGTCATCCTGAATGATTACCTCTACCCGATCGCCGGGATTTATCCGGCAAGTCACTCCGTCGTCTATGCTAGCTTTCCAATCTGAGATTAATCCGTATTGGCCAGACGGTGCTTTGTCAGACCACTTGAGATTGTCTAGCTGGAGTTGAAAGTCCAAGTTACTTTTGATGTTAAAGTAGAACTCACTACTTTCATTAGCTGGCCAGATTTCTGGAGTGTACTTACGAATGATAACACCGCGTGTTAATGCAGTGATACCTCCAAACTTACCGTCATCCATCACAACATTATCTGCTATGTGGACACGGACGCCCTTGATATCCAGAGTTTCAGTTCCGGTCTCAGGGACGGTTACAACAAACGTCTTACGTGTCGTAGACCCGTCGACGTTCATGTTAGATGTACCTCAATCAATCCGGCAACACCTGCGGCGGCGTTGAAAGCGAGTGGGCTATCTAGAGTGAGTACATTTGTAGCTACGTTCAGGACTACAAACGATTGTGACCTCGCGGTTGTAGAGATAAAGACCTCTTCACCGCCAGTCAAACCGTGTCCTGCACCTAGCGTCACAGTGTAATCACCTATAGCAATAGCGCCTACGACTGGTAGCCTTGCACCTGTGGCCATCAAAGCCCAGCTACCCACTTTACGTGAGTGCTGGTCTTGAATAGCTACGGCCAATGCGCCATTTTCCACGTCAACATGGTGACCATGATGGTCCCGTATGATTGCTTCTACTTCTTGTGGCATCGTTCTCTCCCATCACCGCCAAGCAATTTACTCTTCTGGCTCTTCAGCCGGCTCTTCAAAGACGTCTGAATCATCGTGAGTTTCCTCAGTCAGATCAGAGTTCTTTAAAGCAATCACACGCTCACACGCGGCGATAAATGCTTTTGCGGCTTGTTTCTCTGCGGCTGTGAAGTTGTCTTTCACATCCTGCAACTGGAAGCCGGCTTCTTTCTTATCGACTTCACCGTCGGTATTACCGACACAGCCGCGAAATCCACCACGTACAGACAGGCTCTTGAGCTTGTCGAGATTGTCCAAACGCAACCAGTTGAGTTTGAACTTGACAGGTTGCTCAGTCTCGTGATACTGAGTTGCCTGTGTCTTGGTTACTGACATGATTATGTCTCCTGTTTTAGTTAACCAGCACTGATCTTTACAGTACCAGAGTCGTTCCAAAGTTCACCAGCTACAGACGGATCTGAGGTTGGCAGGTTGTTCATGGTGATTCCACCATCTGATGCGATTGACATACGAGTCGTGTTCGCCGTACCGAAGTACAAACCAGCACTCTCATAATTCCAGATGTACACGTTGCTTGCCGAGTTAACACTGAGAGTAAAACCATCAGTGCTGGTCGTACCTGTATTGGTAGTAGTCATCCTGAGTTCAGGATAAGTTGTACCAGTACGTGCGATGTGCAATCCACCGTAGTTCGCTACGAACGTTGGTGAGGCAGTGCCAATACCGACATTACCACTAGTGTCAATCACGAAGTCATTTGGTGTAAATGACGCGGCAGATACGTTACACTTGAAGGCTGAGGCTGAATAGTCCCAGCCCATCTTGACCTTACCAGTGGTGTTATCTGCAAACGTGACAAACGTATCACCGGCAGTACTGTCAATCACAAGGTCAGCGAAACCGGTGCCCTTGATTGTTACAAGATTGCCACCGGTGCCGTTGACATACACGTCACCATTGACACCAAGCTTCTCAGAGGCGTACTGGCTGGTCGCACCGATCAGTAGCTCACCACTAGAGCCAGTGCGCATGCTTTCAAACCATGTTACAGTATTTCCAGCGGTGTCGCTTGCGGCGTATGACCAGATGTGTTTTCCGCCTTGCAGACGATAACGACTGGTTTCATCGGTACTGATGTACTTCCAATTAACACCATCAAAATATGCATTCTGTGTCAGGTCTACTAGGCCACCTGCACCTTGAGCGGCTGTCGCCATGATACCGAAGTTACCACCAATCTGCATTGCAGAATATGTCGAGCCCCAGTTTTCAGGAGTGGTACGAAGACCAACACGGCCATCGGAGTCGATGATCATACGATCATTGTCACCACCAGTCTGGAACGTTAACGATCCACTCGCAGAACGTAGGGCAATATTGTTGTTATTGCTTAACCCGATATTACCACCGGCACCAAGTAGAGCTTTAGCAGAGCCACTGATTGAGAATGCAATGTATCCGCCGCTACCAGCGACAGTCTCAAACTCACCAGCACAGGCTCCATCAGTCTGTGTCGTCAGAATTGAATTCTGTGACCCGACTGCCGAATCGCCAATGATCAACCGTTGGTTGGAGTCAATACGCATGGCTTCTTGGTTAGCAGCGACAAACTGTAAATAGTTAGATGAGGCGTCACCACGGATATACTGGTCACTGTCAGTACCAAAATACACAGTGTTATTAACTAAGAGGTTACCATCAATTGCGACAGCCTCAGCACCAACAGGTGCGGCATAGCCGTTAAGGCCAATGAAGCCATTACCGTCGATATGTATAGCCGTTGTGGTAGCAGTGTCCGCGCGGCCAACAATGACGATCTGTGAGTACAGGGCGCCGTCACTATTGCGTCCGCGAATCTGCCAACCAGATGCAACATCATTGTCAGCAAAACCACTGTACAAATACGCATATGGCGCGGCGCCGCTGTAGCGTTCAAAGTAGTGTTCCTGTTGACCGTCATGCGTACCGAATACAGTACCGGTGGAGTTAAGACGTAGCTGTTGCTTAGCCTCAACACCAAACTGCATAGCACCGAGATTATGATCGTACTTAATTGAACCAACATCTATGTCACCACTGTCACCAAACAGTATACCAGATGTCTCAGTTGAGCCAGTCAACATCTGAAGGTAATTTGTTCCGCTACGCTCAGCAACAATCTGTGCTGAAGGATGCGGAGCAATACCAGTGTCGCTCACTTTGACATGCAGTAGGTTAGACGGTAATGTCTCACCAATACCCACGTTGCCGTTTGAGTCAATACGCATGGCTTCAATGCCACCGTTTGGTGAGAACGTAATGTGCCGGTTGGCGGCCAGATCCATGTCATTACCAAACGTTAGGCGTGAGCCCGCTGTGTAGGTACCATCATGGATTGCCGAGCCAGATACGAGAGCAACATCACCAGCGACAGCAAACTTCTCAGAGCCATAGGCGGCCGAGACACCAACACCGATCCAACCACCAGTGCTGATTGTCAAGTACTCATTGGTGCCGAGTGTTGACGAGTTAGAAATGTTGAACGCATTACTGTTGGAGTAATCCATACCGACAGACCAGTCGTTGTTACCATTGAAATAGATATACTGGTCATACGCACTATTATTACCGATACGCACTTGCGTGTTAGCGCTAGGGGTACCAACATGTAGCTGTCCACTAATATGCGATATTCCGATTGCAACGTTACCCGCAAACGTGGCGGTTTGTGTAGTACCGTCAATTGTCAATGCGGCTGTATTCGACGTGCCAAGAACCAAGTCACCAGCGTAATAAGTACCAATGCCCAGATCATTACCCGCGGCATCACCAGCGGTGTAGATAAATCCAGTAGAGGCATTGTCCATTCCAAAAGTAGTTCCTGCCCGTGCAGAACCTTGCATCAAGACTTGAACGACACCAGTACCATCAGCCTTAGCCTCAAAAGCGCCAAACGCGCCACTTCCAGTGGTGGCTGATTGTATCAGTGTGCTACTAGCTTTACTTGCTGTTATATCACCAGCAAACGTTGCGTTCCGGCTTGAGTCGATGCGCATTGCTTCTACGGGATAGCCCGTGGCATTGTTGGCGGTACCGAATACAAGCGAGGCTAGATAGTTACCACTGATGGCATCTTCCTTTTCTGCCCATATCGCACCGAAATTTGATTTTACACCTGCACCAGTACGGTTACCTCTGAAGGTAATTCCACCGCCAACGCCAGCCGCCTGAGCTGTACTGTCCTGAGATATCATTGGCATGGTTTCAAACGCTGCGGCACTATTTAGTAGTGTTGTTCTTGATGTATTAACACTTACTTGTCCATCACTCAGCGTCACATTACCACTAGAGTCAATCCTGAATTTCTCAGAACCAGCTGTCTCGAAGATCATATTGCTAGAGCCATCATCATAGATAACAGACTTTTCAACATTGCCTGGGGCAAAGCGCAATCTATTCCCGACACGGACATCCGTGTTGAAATAGGCAGTGCCGTTCACAGCAAAGTTCTCAGAGCCAGCTGGCACTGTGTATCCAATACCGACCCAACCTGAGACATCAATCCTCATGCGCTCTGCGTACGTAGCACCGTTGACGAAGATTAGATTACCGCCGGCGCTTGTACCTAGATATAAATCATTAGATGGGTTCAGCTCAAGAGCAGTACGCTCTGTACCACCTGAGTCTTTGAAGCGAATCTCAGCGTTGTTGTCGAGTACGACTTTAGCGCCGGTTAATAAAAGATTACCACTAGCATCAGACTTAATCGTACTGGACATAACCATGTTACCGGCGCCATCATCATGGGCCAGAGCATAGTCAGTTACGTCAGTGTTGATTGCACCAATTGGGTGTGAGTTAACAGCGTCACGGCCAGTCAAGCTACTGTGGACTGTTGGAGAGGCACCGGTACCTGTACCGAGTGATTCACTACGCCAGTCAATGTAATCCGAGCCACCGTCAACTGAACGGATACGGGCTTTAACACTATTACTATATCCATTGCTTGTCTGGAAGAGTACGGTGCCGAGTGGCTTGAACTCTTTCAGCGGCAAGTAGGAAGTAATCAAACTATCCAACTCGTCGGCCGCGCCATTACGTGCGGCAATAACATTGCCATAGGTCGCCTGACCCATGATTGCAAATGTACGCTTAGCATCAGTGTTAGCTGTGGTAGCGAAGATATGGTAGTTAACATAATCACCATTGCCAACTTCGGATACCTGCCATGTAGCACCAGTCCACTCATTATACGCGAGGCGGCCAGTACCAGTGTTCATCACACTGAAATTGGCGACCTTGTTGTGGCGTAAGTAGCCACTCGCGCCATACAGGTACATGACGTACAGACCAGTAGTGCTTGCTACAGTGCTGATAGTCTGATTGATATCTTCATCTGCAATCTCACCGGTTGCCACGCCGAACTGAGCGTGTGTATCCAAGCTACCGTCTTGCTCTGTCAGGATGTCTGAAAGTGCAAGGCCGCTCTTGTAGTAGGTTCCGATGACTTCGTGCAACTCATAATGTGTTGCTCCGTCCATCTGAGCACCGTGGCGCTCGTCAAAACAATCACTGAATAAGGCTACCTTGTTACCGGCGTCCCAATACAGATAGGCCACGAATGGGTCTTCACCGTAGATATACTGTGAGGGATCAAAGCTCATCGTGGTTTTGAATGTGTCGTCTGTAGCGTCCAGATAGAAGAAGTGCAAGCCTTCGGTATCTGGCCACACAACATCCTGCTGACTGCTGAACGTAATCTTGCGATATTTGCTCCATACGTCAAAACTGCTGGATGCAGGAGCAATCGAGAAAGTACGCGTAGCTTCAACAATCGACATGACACTGTCAGTCTGATTGGTGAAACCAGTAATTTCGCGAGTAGCTTCTACGCCGAGAGCGTTACGGTTCAGAGCGTCATTAACGTGTACAGCATCAGCCACACGCAGATTGCCCAAAGCTCCGCCGACACGAGCTTCCCAATGAGAGGGAGCCGTGCCCACGAGATCGAGGATACCTGTCTGTGAGGCCGCGCCAAGGCTGGCATATTCTGCATCGTCTTCATCATAGACGCGTAGCTCACCAGCATAGCTGGAGCCATTACCCTTGATTGCGACTACCGTTGCGTTATCGGTAACGCCATGTTTGAAAGTGAATGTACCAGTATTCCAAGACATCTCTTTTGTTGATGCATTGAAATACAATCCGGCATCGCCAAAGACTCCGGACTGGATATTGATCAGTCCGTTCTCTGCAATACCGGATGGGATTGCCGCATAGTAATCGTTGAAGTACTGAGTCCTCAACTGACTTGCGGTCATTTTATAGGAGACACCGCCATAGGCGACGTATGCAAGGATGCTATCTCCGATATCGCCATCAGCGATCTGGCCTAATTGTGTAAGTGTTTTGTCTGCCATTATGGTGTGTTCTCCTCAAGTAGCAGGTAATTACCGTCTTCAAGTAGCAGATAGCCTGAGCTATCTTCGAGCAGAAGAAGTCTGTCCGTAGAAGATTTAATCCCAACCATTTCGAGTGTGAACTCGGCACGGTCAGGACGGGTATAAGTAATTTCGAACGGATTGGTGATTATCTTACCAACCCACATATCGCCGCTATATCCGAAGAGTCGTACATCACGGCCCTTGACAACCGCCAAAAATGCGTCAAGTGCCGACTTCTGATCGTCACATACAGTTGGGACATCCCGAAACGTCATCAACAACTTCTGCCGAGTAGGCGTTCTCCGTGTCGCAATCGTCGCCGCTGACATTGCTACATGGATATTCGTCTTCACGGTATCAGTGAATGAGTCGCCCAAGATAGGCGAGCGCAGAGTCACCGAATGAGTCGGATTCGCTGTGGGATACTGTATAGTGACTGCCATGTTGTGGACCTCAAATCCTTTATGATACTTCCATCAATTGTAAAGTTGTTTCGTAGTTACAATCGTCTTTGATAACGATGTACTCTACGTCCTCGTTCGTTATCAACGCGTTGAACGTTGTCGAACCGTCATAGTGCGTGACCTTGATTGCATCTCCAGCGGTTTGCTGAATGAAATTTTGCAACTCATCACGCAATGCCTTAGTGAGCTTGCGAATGCGCCAGACGCGCATCCGCGTTGTCGGGTGACCAGCGTCATACACGTTGAGCAACTCGTTATTACGATTCGCACCAAAGACGTTACCGTAAGACGGTGCCTCAGTGTCTCCCAATTCGGGACTGGGCAGTGTTACGCTCAACGTGGGCGATGTAGTTGGGTGCTCAAGTACTATGCTCATGATCCTGTTGCCGTTAGCTCATAATAGGTTTTTAGGATATCACCGGCCTCTAAGGATGCATTGCCATTAGCAAATAATCCTGTAGCCCAGAGAGTTCCACTTGTACCACTCTTGGCATTACTGGTTGTGATGAAACAACCAGCAATTACCACAGAGTCATTGATTGTGAATGACGGGTAGGTCGTGTTCACGATTTTACCATCACCACTTTGGACTGGATTCCATTCCCGACGAGTACTCTCGTCATAGTCCACGTTCTCAGACCAACCTGCGTGGCTTGACATGGTATCTGCGGCTGATAGAGTTGGTGTTGACGCGCCGTCTATCAAGCCGAAGTACCAGTCGGCGTGCTGTGATTGGCTCCGAAAGGCAACGCCTAGCAGATCATTCAGTCCACCAGTTGTTACGCCATTCTTGATTGCGCGTTTGGAAAGTAGCTTTCCTTTGCGCCAATGTTCGATGACGAACCAACCGCCTATATCGAATGCATTCATACTAGACCTCGCCTTGCCGCTTTCTTGATCTCACGACCGAGTGTTGCGGCGTCATAACTCAGGTTGCCAGAGGCATTCATCGTGACGTTAATGTCACCGATTGTTGTGCCACCTGAAGGACCAGTTACCACTGATTGCGGTGTGCTATTCATCGCTACCAGTTGACTGTAGAACTTTCGTGTAGACTTAGGATTAATCACAGCTTCACCAGCTTGACGTAGGGCGAGCATGTTGTCATGCCCACGCATCACGTCACCGAATGCTTGCTGTACTGGAGCACCATTTGGTGCAACAGGTCCACCTTGCTTCTCAAGTTCTCTAGTCTGATCTCTCAGAATCTGGAGTAATCGCTCCTGAGTACGGATTAAGTTTTCAGTTTTAAGTTTCTTCTGATCTTCAACAACCAGTTGCTTCTTGGACTCTGCCAGCAGTCGAGCGTTAGCCTGTCTAAGATTCTCAATCTCTTTCTTAGCGTCGAACAGCTTAGAGTTCCACTCACCAAGTGCGATATTGAAATCATCGCCAGACTTCCTGACTCTATTCACTTGAACGCGCAGTTCGCCCATGACCTGTGACAGTGGCTGTATAATCTTATTACCCCTGGCATTGAGGATCGGAGTGAATGCTTTGTTCAGTGCATCAAAAGCACCTTGAGCATCTTTGACACGTCCAGTCTCATCAAAGAACTTCTTCAGGTCTGCTGTCAGAGTATCAAGAACTTTCTGGAACTCAGGCGTGAACTCAGTAGTGCTTAGTGATTGTAAAGCATCCTTTACATCTTCGTAAGCATTCTTGAGCTTGAATAGCTCTTTACCTTGTTCCTTCTGAGCTTCAATCTGTTTCTTGAAGCCTTCCTGCTTCTTCTGAAGTTCCTCGATTTTCTTACGACGTTCTTCAACTTGCTCAAGAACTTTGAGGGCGTCAATCAGGATCTGCGTCTCTTTCGTAGCCGCGTCACCGATTCCGAGTAAGCCTTTTGACCTAACACCAGTATCTTTCTGGAATTGAGCCAAACGTTCAGCGAGAGCTTGACGCTCTGCAATGATCTTCTTCAGCTTGTCAGGATCTGTCTCACGAGCGGCTTCACCAACGTCAAAGCCCTTGAACTCTTTGACGAGTGACTTAAGCTCTTCCTTGAGAAGTTCTTGCTCAACAATCTTCTGACGCTCTTGGTCAATGATAACCAAGTTCTGAGATGCAATCTGCTCGTACCCTTTCTTCTGCTTGTCGATCTCAGCTGTGAGTTCTTTAGCATGTTGCAACTTGCGTTGCTCAAGGATTGTGATCTCTGATTGCTTCTTCTGAAGGTCAGCAACCTTCTCTTGAGTCTTACGAACCTCTTCAAAGATCTTACGCTCAAGCTCACGACGCTTGTCAGCGGAACCCTTGCCGGGCTTTACGCCACTGATCTGTTCTTGCAGACGTGCGACTTTAAGTGCTGAGTCGCGTTTTGCCTTAGCAATCTCTTCGGTTAGCTTCTTCTCTTCTTGGAGAGATTTAATATTCTCTTTGGAGAGCTGGTCATCGAGAGTCTTACGCTCTTTGATGAGCTTGAGGATCTCTTTGTTATACTCGTCCAGAGCTTTCTTATTATTCTCACGAAGAGCTTGGTCACGCTTAGCTTGCTGTTCAGCAATACGTTGAGTGATTGCTGAGATCTGCTCTGCTGTGTTCCGCGTATCTTGGGACCACTCAAAGAGAGTTTGGTCTTCATCACGGATAAGATCAATGATACGCTTGTTAGCGTCTTCAATCTCTTTAGCGAGGCGATTAACATTGGCACTTGCCTTGCTGATTGAATCTGAGATACTGTCAATCAGGATACCACCAGTCGTGGAGGCTTCATCCTTGATTGCTTCGTAACCTTCAACAGCGGCGTCAACCTGCTTGTTCATCGCGGCACGAAACTCTGCAACTTCTTGTTCGTACATCCTCGTACGGACTTGAACTGCATCATCGTATGCCTTGTTGATATTATCAAGGTCACGAGTGATTGCTTCGCGTCGATGCAATTGCTTACGCTGGCGTTCTGCTTCATTGAAGAAGTTAGTGTTTGCATCGAACAGTTCAGTATAGAACTCAACTAGGTAACTACCTGCGGTGAGGAACTTATTCTTGACTGTTTCAAGAAAGATCTCAGCGCGCTTACCGGAGTTATTCAGAACTTCGTCTACTGCTTCGCCGTAGCTATCTGTACTGTTGCGGATCTCGTCCAAGTTCTTACGGTAGGTATCAAGACCTTCGTTAGACAGAGCAAGAGCACCAGACAAACCACGTACACGATTGATGTACTTAGCAAGTTCAGTAGCACTGCCCTTGGTGGAGTTCTGCAAGCGTTGCAAGACACCATCAAAGCCGTAAGTCCTGATTGCGGCCTCACCAGACTCGACACCGATCTCACGGAAGAATTCCTTCATCTGTTCGGTCGGCTTAAGCAACTTGACGAAGATACCACGCAATTGCGTGGCGGCTTTATTGTACGCAACACCCCTGATCGTAAGTGTCGATACAGCGGCCTGAACTTCGTCGAGCTGTATACCAAGCTGTTGGGCAACGATTGCGATATCACCAAACGAGTTGGCCATCTCGCTAGCACGGACACGACCTAGCTCAATCGTCTTAAAGAACTGTGCTGAGACACGTTGCGTCTGATCAGCACCGAGGCCGTACGCATTTAAAGCACCTGTCAGCAGGTTCACTGCATCGGAGGTGCTGGTAACTGCGGCGGCCGCAAAGTCATTGGCATCTGCCAAGAACGTAAATGTTTCTGCACCTTCTGCAATCTGATTGGAAAGTGCTTGGTATGTTGCTTCGACTTGATCCTTTAGATCTACACCGTAAGCATTAGACAATGCGCGCACACCTGTCAACCACTGGTCGAGTGAGAGCTGATTGTCTTGAGAAATTGTACGGACCTCAGCAAGTCCTTTCTGGAGTTCAATCGACTGACGAGCACCTTCAACAAGTGCACGAGCCAGTCCAGAGATTGCTCTATGGATAAGCTGAACGCCGACCAATCTGGCCATCCCGCTGAGGGATACGCCGAGCTGAAGTACATTACTATTGGCCTGCTTAGCCTTAGCAGATGTACGTGTAAAAGCGGCAGAGAGAGCATCGGCTTTTGCTTTAGCGGTTGCAGTGTCAGAAGCGAGCTTCTTAGTACTACGTGAAGCACTATCCATCTGCTTCTTACCGGTAGCAACAGAACGATTGAGTCTTTGCTGTTGATTTGCGGCGGCACGTGCTCCCGCTGAATAATCACGGAGCAACGTCGTAACTTCCTTGGTAGCCTCAAGGTTGAGATTCATCGCACGAGCGTTGATCTCAAGCGCCTTGTTATAGTTATTCCAAGCAGTTACAGCGCGGTCTAGAGCCTGAATAAGACCACTAGGATCTCCATCTAGTCTGATATTGTCATTGTTTGGCACGCCATACTCCTGTTAGTATCCAACGGTTGATATCCTGAGGGTTCACGTACTCGTCGTGCAGGATATTCCATGCCGCTAAGAATGCTTCTCTACCTCGCTCAAGTGATTGCCAGTGATGGCTACGCTTGTAGTTCGAGGAACTTTCATGCAAGTAATGCTGTAGCACTACTATGTTAAATTCAAAGGTCAATTTCGGATTGAGTGTTGAGCCAAAAGTAAGGTCGTATGCTCTTGCACCTAATCGTTGACCGTGTGCGATGGACTTTTGTTGGCTAGGATTGTAATTGAAATTCATATCCGTATAGCCACGGCGCGGTCCACCGGACGAGCCGGTAATTCTGGAACGAAGAAATGAGGCTAACTGGACTTTGGCCGCGAGTGGCATCATTGAAGCCATTGACATACCAGTGTCAATAGCGATGTGTAATGACGCCTCTTTGATGAACTCCTGTACACAACGTTTCCAGAGCCTTTCAAGCTGTTTGTGTACATGGCGCTTCAAAACTGCGCTGTCACGCTTCTGAGCGTGCCTATAATCCCTTTTGATTGTTAGCCTCAATTTCTTCTGTCTCTCTTAGTTGTTGATAAGCAATCAGTTGTGCTTGGCCCCAAGAGCTACAGTCGTCCCAAGACTCCTTAACATACGGAGGGCGAACTCCCATGCGTTCACAGGATCGCCATATCGTATATTCTATTGTTCGGAATTTTGGGAGGACTCGTTGCTGGACTCCTGAGCCCGACCAGCTAAAAAACGTTCCGTAGCCTCATCAATCATACCCTGATCTAGGCCACACGCTTTAAAGACTAGCATCTTGATTCGTTCGATGACAGGACCAGAAAAGCCGCTACTCTTCAGTTCTTCATCGAGCTTGTTCCAAGTGTTTGGATCTTTCGGGTCGACAACCTCCCATTCCAGCTCTTTCGTAGCTGAGAGAGATTTGATGAACATCCAGTTTGATCGTTTGTCAGACCATTCATTGACTGCGGCCAAGTAGTCTTTGTCTTGAAAGTCCACTTCTTCTTTTCCGCCAGCCTTCATGATCTTAGGTGGTTTCGGACGTTCGACCAGTTCGTCAAACTCGTCATAGTTGTCGACCAGTTCGGCCTGAAATACAATCTCATGGCCGTCATGTGGGACTACGAGTGCCAATGGTTTTGGCTTCTCGATTTTAATTCCTTGGAATTTCATACTTTATCGCCTTAAAGTAAAATGGTTATCGCCAACCGCCAACTGCTTAGGAAGCAGTGGAACGTACAATCGTCGGAACAGTTGCGTTACAACGGCCATTACAGCTGATGGAAGCATTCCGCAGATCGTGAGCAAGTTCTTCATACCGGAAGTCAGGAAACGTGATTGTTTCATTCTGTTCACCGGTACATGCAGGAGCATTCAGAAGTTCCAGATCAACCGAGTACGGCTCACATGCGTCCGAAGACGTGGTGGTCCATGATGCGGCTTTTCCGATCTTCTTGAGTGCTTCCTCGATAGTCGGAACGGAGTCGGCATCTTTTGCCTTGATGAATTCCCATTTGAAGTCAAAACGAACTTCCATTGGAGTTTCATCGCCGTTGCGAACTGTGTCGAGGGTACCACGATCAAGTTCGTAATCACGCTCAACCCGCTCAGTCCAAGAGAAGTTACCTTCACCAATCTTGATCTCAACTTCGTTAGGCGTGGTTGTACCGTCCTTGATCTTCATTGTGACCTTCTTCAGATCAATCGTTGCAAACGTATTGATGAAGGGTGCACTTGCTAGAAGCATCAATTTCATGATATTAACCTTCGAGTTCGATTTTATAGTGTCCTTCAACAGTAGCTTGCTGAAGTTTGACGTCAGTTTCAATCTGTCCGAAGTTGTGTGCAGTGACATGATCCCGAGGCTCATCGGTGTTCACTGTCAAACAACCTATCTGTGACTTATCGTCAGCAACGTCATTACCGAGTTTGTATACCGGAATAGTAGTCACAGCACCCATACAGATGCCTTGCACTTCCGCGTGTCTATAGATATTTTTGCTTGGGTTGATTATAGTCTGAATTAACAGATTGACTTCCAACCGCAAGATGAAGTCATCTTTTGACCGCTCGTCGGCATAAGGACCGTCAACGCGGATCTCAACATACTCCGACTTAGTCAGGTCGCGAGAAGATGTTCCTTCAATAAAGTTGTCAATGCTTGCCGCATCGAGCACCGCTTTAAAATGCTTGATAACTGAGGCGACAATCCACTTATTCCAATTTGGATTATACGACATCTGGATCAGCCTCCACGTGTGTTATCATTAGCATGTGTGCAATCACGTCAGCTCCCTCCTCATACTCATCGAGATCGTTAATGACGTAGCGTTTGCTATTAATGACTACATAGTCTTGCTTTGCAATCACGTAGCTTCCTAGGTCGTTAGCGTCTATGAGTACGAGACGAGAGTTTTTACCGAAGAACCCGCCATAAGTAAAATTCTTATTGGCCGCAATGAAAGACAAATCATAAGCGAAGTCGGTACGTAGCTTCCTCGGCAACAAAATGCCGCGAGAGAGCGTAACCGAGTCTACAGTCGTGGGAGTTTCCACGCCGGTGTCCACGTCCAAAGCCGTAGTCTCGCGCTTGATTGTCATTGTGGTTCCCCACTGACGCTTAAGCGTGTAGATTATTCGTTTGATTTCTCTATGCATTGTCATTGGTAGTGTCTCTACTTGGGTTCGCCCATTGGGTTCGGTTCGTTATGTAGGCATGGCCTACCTTTCAGTGAATTATTCAGGGTTACCATTGCGGATGTGTTTTGCTTGACCACGTCAAGCAACTCTTCAGATCGTTGGTCGGATTTGTTTTCCAACTGTTCAATCCGTTTTTCAAGACGCCTTTTACTGCGTGTATCAGAGACAACGAAGTAAATACACATCGCGATCGGGAAACCCAGATTGGTAACAATGTTATTCCAATCCATGATAGCCCTCTCGTGTTGTAGATAAAGTGGGGAGTGGCACAATTGCCACTCCCCTGCGGCGGCGGCGATAAATTATCCGCAGACCAGTACACCGAGATTGCTATCGAGTACTTTGACACCAGCGAGCATGTCGATGGTGACAACAGTGCCTTGATAGTCGGCATCGTAGGTCATGGTAACACGAATGTTCAGGCCCTTGTAGTTCATGACAGCGGACTTCGTGGAAGTACCGTTCACGAGACGAGGCAGAGCCAGAGGACGGCTGATGAAGGCGATGGCGTTCTTGTGGAAGCCAAGACCGTACTCACCAGCAGGACCGAGGTTGACGGTTGCGTTGTTAGCGGCGGCGGCTTCGATACCACGGTCGAGCTTGATCGAAGTCGTGGTATTCTTACCACCGATCAGGCCGTAAGGAGCAGTACCGGTACCGAGGGTAGCCAGCTGACCCTGCTGAGGAGCGAGGGTGAAGCCATCAACGGTCATGCGCTTGGTGTAGTAAGCACTGTAACCAGCGGTCAGGTTGATTGCGCCTGGGTCCATGATTGTGACAACAGCATTGTCAGCCACTGCATAGGTCAGGCCCTTGTCGAGCGTGATCTGAGTAACCGGAGTACCGGAAACAGCAGTGATCTGGCGAGGTTGCATATCGCCAGCGATGGTTACCCACTGACCAATAGCGATGGTGTCACCAGTGGTTCCGTCAATCGTGATGACGGTAGAACCAGCGGCATGCCCACCAGAGTTGTTCACAGCGGCGGCGGCTGAATCGGTGGCACCAACAGCGCGCATGTTCTGGGACATGATGTTCCACATGTTGAACTTCTTACCGAGAGAAGCATTGCGGAGAGCAGTACCATCATCACCAACCTGACTTGCGTCAGTGAAGAGCTGAACGTCGAGCAGAGCGGCTTCCATGGCAGGACCCATGACGAAGTAGCGCTGGTCGTCTTGCGGAGCAAGAAGAGTGTTCAGTTCTTGGTTGATGCTAATCAGAGTGGACTTGGTAATGTCTGTACCAAGTTTGCCAACCATTTTGGTACGGAAGGCGTACTTCTGAGCGGCGATGATTTCATCCACTTCCTGAGCGATGGACTGCATTGCAGGTCCGAGGTACAGGGCGACCAGTTCCTTGAAGGACTTGGACTCTTCACCATCATAGATGATGAAAGAAGTGTGGAGGTGATGGTCCAGACGGATCTGAACGTCAGTGCTCTCAGCATTCTGCTTGGTGATGGCGTCGCCGTCAACCTTACGTTCTGCTTCGAACTGGGCAGGACGATGCGTATGGACGATATCGCCCTGACGCTTAATCTCTTTGCCGTAGTCCGTGTATACGAGCGGGTGCATGACGGTCTTTTCGTCCAGAACGAGCAGGGCTTCGCGTGCCCATTCTTCTGGAATAAGAGCGTCGTTGTCATTGGCGAACGTGTTCATGAACACGAATGCAGTCATTAGTTTTTGCATGATTACCTTTTCCTTTAGGCTTTACAGACGATGTCGGATTACATCCGACCCGCTTTCTTTTCTTTGTCGCGGTGCGCCTTGTACTGTTCCATTGTCATCTTGGATGTGTCAACCGATCCACCTCCACCACCGTTGCCTGAACCTAATCCGTCCAGTGATTTTCCTTTGAACAGATTGTAGAAGTTTTGATCTTCTTTCAGCTGTGCAATGGCCTTTTCAACAGTGAGTTCGAGTTCGACCGGCTTTCCATCCTTGCCAGTTGATTTCATGGTAACAGTTGGGACGAACCCTTTCACGTTACCTTCCTCGTCCTTGATCTGCTCAAGGCGAGTTTGCGGTCTTAATATTGCGTTAATCTGTGAAGGATTGAACGCTTCAGCTTTGACCGCTTCGTCTGTAATACTGCGACTAATTGTAGCCTCGGTGAAGTTAGTCTGCCAGTAGTCGCGCTGACCGGTAACTTCTTCCAGCTTCTGATCATACTCGGCTTGGAGCTTCTTGCGCTCTTTGGCTGAGAGTTCATCAGCTGTAAAAACTTGTTTCTCAAGAGTTGCAATCTTGCCTTCAAGCTCTGCCTTCTCTTCATCGGAGAGGTTGGCTTTCGTCTGGAGCATCTGAAGCTGATTGAGAGTGTCCGCGTTCTGTTGCTTCGCGGCCTCTTCAATCTTCTTGCGCTCTTTGGCAATGATTGAATTCACTTGTTCTTGGGTGAATGCTCCTGCTCCACCCTGATTGCCACCGCCGCCACCGGCGCTGGAATCGTCATCTCCACCACCACCGTCTCCTTCGTCACCTTCGAAGGTGTTAAGGAATGTCGGGGTGAGATTGCGGCGTACGAACGCCAATGCTTGTTCTTTGGTTCTGAACATCAGTTGATCCTCTGTAGGTCTACCGAGCCACTCTGCCGTAGGAACGGTTTCAGCAATCGCCATGCAATGAAACTGGGGATACCTGCGGATTTGTGCTCTGGAACCATGCCTGTGGTATTCGAAGAGCGGACGTTCGCGAAGCCCATCGACATGTTTCTTAGGTTATCATATTCGAACTCGATATCTACGCCATCAAGTAGGCTATATGCGCATTCGGCACATGCTTCTTTGATTTCCGTAGGATAATCGGTGTCACTGCCCCGTGGAAACTGGTTATCTTGGTCTTCATCCGCCTTGTCACCATCAAAAGACAACTGGTCAATCTGCTTGGTAGCCATTGCCAGAGCTTTTGTCTTGGTTGCATTGTCGGCTGAATCCCATGCACTAGTCACGAGTCTATACGTACTCATATACGTATCCGCCTCAGCTACTGTCATATAAGATGCCATTATCCACGTACTCCTTCAGTGTCATCGACACTGGTATCACGGCTTTGTGATAATTCTTTCTCCTTATCTGGAGACTCTTCGGCGTTAGGATCGAGATCCTTCACACCACGTGCCGCCGCATTATTTGGTTGATCCTTGGCCGCTGTTTGTGCCAGAACAATCCGAGCCGCTCTCTCAGCATGTTCTTCTTTAGCCTTCTCAGCTTCGCCTTTAGGATAGCCACGCATCTCACTAACAGTGGTCGTTGTGGCTAAGCCAGCTTCAACGTCTTGAACCAGAGTTTCAGGATCGATAAAGACAACAGTTGCGTTGTCAATCTCTTTCTTGATCTCGTCCATGACTTCGTTACTGACCCGATTGCCAAGCGTAACTTCGGCGGCTAGCTTCGTCATCTCTTTCTGATACTTCAGAGAGGGATTGGATTTAGCCATTTCAGTCAACTCAGTACCTTCTTTGATACGATCAGCAGTCGTTTTCAGACTGTAATCCTCAGGGTACTTTACTTGGACTTCTTTCTCTGATTGCTCGTACATAGCCCAGATCTCTGCAACTTGCCTTTCAGCACGTTCCAGCTCTTGAGCGATATATGCGAGACCAGATTCGAGACCGCGATTGTCCATGTTCTTACTCTCCGCAGATTCGCGGCGAGGGTCCATATTAGTCACGGCCAACTGAACCAATTGGCGGATTTCCCGCTTCATGGCTTCCTGCTTCTCCATCGACACCTTGAGTGGCTCAGAAGAAGGATGGATAAAACTCGGAGCGTCCAGACCTTTAGAGTAGCGACGGCCTCTTACGACGCCTACGCGGATTTCTTTGTCTGCCGCTGTGCGGGACTTCTTAGCAGTACCATCATCGTCGTCACCTTCCACAGTCTGTACTCGCCTGAGGTGAGTATTTTCTGCGTGAGGATCAGCCTGCTCGACGTAGAACGGGAAGTTGGACTTCCACGCATACGATACGTCAGACGATGCAACATTCAAATGTGCAATCTGATAGTCGGCGACATCTTCCAGAACACTGTGCGGTACTTCGATGATTGAGATCGGAATCTTGGTCCATGGATACAGGGTCGTGGCTTCCTTGATCTCGTCACTCTCATTATAGATTGTGACCTCAACTCCACCTTCGACCAATTCGAAGAAGCGATACTCTTTGGTTTCGCCTACCACGATTCCGGTAGTCTCATCAACCTCGTCAACAGTCGCCTGAAGCAGTACGTTCAGGAGAACTTTATCGACGCTATACTTCCAAGACCGAATTTGCTCAGCTTGGTAAATGTATAGGTAGGGAATTCTGCCAACATCGTCAGCTTTTGTACCCGTCTTTTCGCCTTCAAGACTCGGACGGTCTACATAAATTCCCACTTTCTTGATTGCAAGAAGCTCTGGCAGAACTTGAGCACCCATGAAGGCGCTCATACTGCCATCTTCGCGGTCAACGCCGGGACTCGTACCGTCAATCACTTTCTGATAAGTCTCAGTTCCGCCAATACGCTTTACATCGGCCATGCGTGCGAAGATTGAATTCTTGATTTCAACGACAGCGGCTTTTGCGAAGGCAGGGACATAAGACATCTCTTTCCGGTCTTCAAAGTCCTGAGCATTTTCTCGGGTAGAGAACTGCTTCATATACTCTTCACGGAAAGCCTTACCG